TCCTTCCAAAATAATCATCAGCTCCACCATCTGATGCTGTAATAATTCCTAACTGATTTCCATCAAGATCAAAAATATATGCTGCTCCGGAATTACTAGGTTCATCAGCATACATAGCACCAACGACAACAATAGTGCCACCAATTCCAACACCAAATCCAAAATAATCATATGCGTCAGGATCAGACGCAGTTAGTTTAATTTCATTTTCTCCTTTATGATCATAAAGGTATGCTGATCCAGATCGCGATCCACCATCATCATCGTATGCCGCACCAACAACAATTTTAGTAGGTCCTACCTCAACTTGTCTTCCGAAGTAATCCTCAGTAGCAGCATCTGATGCTGTAATAATTCCTAATTCATTTCCTTTATGATCGAGGATATATACTGCTCCTGATTGAGTAGTATTAGGCAAATCATCATAATAAGCACAAACAGCAATAATAGTACCACCAATTCCAAGATTATATCCGAAACGATCACCAGTAGCACCATCAGATGCTGTAATAATTCCTAACTGATTTCCATCAAGATCAAGAAGATATACTGCTCCTCCAAGAGATCCAACAGTATCAACACCATAAGCACCAGCAGCAATAATAGTACCACCAATTGCAACATTGAATCCAAAATAATCATCAACAACAGAATTAGAATCAGTTATTTTGGTTTGAACAATATTTGCAGATCCAATACCACTTAGTTCGCTAACCGATGCACCAGAATCTGCAGATAAGGAGAAAGTTGTAGAAGTTACTATACCGGTAATGTTTATATTTCCAGTGCCATTAATAGTTTTACCATTAAGATCTAAGTTACCACCAAGTTGTGGTGTGGTGTCTTCTACAACATTAGAAATTCCACCTCCACCACCACCAGAAGTAGCAACAGTGCTGATACCAGTAATTCTTCCATCAGAATCAACAACAATAACAGGTGTTGCACCAGCAGATCCATAAGTCGCAGCAGAAGCACCAGTGAGTCCTGTTAAACCTGATCCAGAACCAACGAATGAAGTAGCAGTTGCGATACCTGTAATTTTTATATTTCCAGTGCCATTAATAGTTTTACCATTAAGATCTAAGTTACCACCTAATTGTGGGGTTGTATCCTCTACAACATTAGAAATTCCACCTCCACCACCACCAGATGTGGCAACAGTTGAGATAGCAGTAATTCTTCCATCAGAATTAACAACAATAACAGGTGTTGCACCAGCAGATCCATAAGTTGCAGCAGAAGCACCAGTAAGTCCTGTAAGATTTGATCCAGAACCACTAAATGTAGTTGCTGTTAAAGTACCACTATTTGGGTTATAAGTTAAACCGGTATCACTTTCTGCACCTTGAGAACCTGTGGCACCATCAACAAATATTGGATATACTGTTTCATCTGTAGAGTTATTTGCACTAACAGTAACATTAGTTGCAGTGGTGGATGTATCAGCATTACCAGTTACATCACCGGTAACGTCACCAACAAAAGATGTAGCTGTTACAACACCTGTAATATTTGCTCCCTTTAAACCATCAATTTGATAAGGAGTATTTAATTTATTAGAATTAGTTTGTACTGCGTTACCCATGTATTCATGAGCACTACACTGATAATGAAGAACTATAGGAGTTTCATCAGTTACAACAATCTCGGTGTATGTTGCTGTTGAAGTAACATTTGTTGTGTATGCTGTAGTCTTATCTGCCTCAAGATAAAATCTAAATGGGTGACTTGACATATCACTAGAACTCAAAGTAAATCTATAAGTTCTACCAGGAGTTAATGTGAGGAACGGAGATTCTACTCCATTGATTACATAACCATTTCCACTACCTGTTCCATTATATCTGTGTGCTGATGTTTTAGAAGCAACAGTTACCGAATAGTTGACTGTGCTGCCATGAGGTGCTTGAAGATAGTCAAAACCTGCCAATGCAGTAGCAGTTATAATACCAGTAACATTTACATTACCAGTTCCAGTAATATCTTTAGAATTAAGATCTAAGTTGCCACCAAGTTGAGGAGTGGTATCAGCCGAAACTTCTGTGGTAACTCCGGTTAAGGATGTATAAGGATAAGAAGTGGCATCAGATAAATCAAATGCTGGAGTAGCATCAGTGTCACCTAGATTAAACGTAATACCACCAATAGCAATACTAGAGTTTGCTAATTTATCATTAGCAATAGAACCGTCTAACTGAGAGTTAGTTATAGTACCTTCTAAATTATTAGTTGATAGACTTCCTTTAAAAGTTGTAGCAGTAACAACACCAGTAACACTTACACCAGTTTTAAAAGTAGAAAAACCTGTGATGTCTAGTCCGTTTGCAAGAACTTGTATACCTTGCTGTGCAGTAATAATACCGATAGAATCAATATTTTCTACATCTTGATATGAAAGTGTACCACCAATAGTTACATTGCCGCTAAATGTTGCTGCTACACCCGTTACGTTAGTTATCGTAATATCAGGCGAACCTGTTAATCCCTGAGCATTAGTTGCAGTAGTGGCTGTATCAGAATTACCTGTTACATCACCAGTAATGTCTCCTACAAATGAAGTAGCAGTTACGACACCAGTAATATTTGCACCTTTCAGTCCATCAATCTGATAAGGAGTATTTACCTTATTTGAGTTTACCTGAACGGCATTACCCATGTAACCATGAGCACTACACTGATAATGGAGGACAGTTGGAGTAGTGTCTGTTACAACAATCTCAGTGTATGTTGCTGTTGAGGTAACATTTGTGGTATATGCTGTGGTTCTATCTGCCTCAAGATAAAATCTGAATGGGTGACTAGACATGTCACTAGAACTCAGAGTAAATCTGTAAGTTCTACCTGGAGTTAATGTTAGGAATGGAGATTCTACCCCGTCAATTAAATAACCATTTCCACTACCAGAACCGTTATATCTGTGTGCTGCAGTCTTAGCCGCAACTGTTACTGCATAGTTGACTGTGCTACCATGAGGTGCTTGTAGATAATCAAATCCTTTAAGTGCAGTTGTAGTTACAACTCCGACAGATAACCCAATGGTGCTAGTATTACCTAAACCCAAAACATCATTAAGTGTTTGAGTCTCGGTATAAGAAGTTAGATATGTAGAACTATCAACAGAACCATCCGCTTTCAAAAACTGAGAAGAAGTCCCTCCAGATTTTGAAAATGATGTAGCAGTTATAATGCCAGTGAAATTAGAATTACCGACAACACTTAATGCTGCCTTTTCTTCACTGTATGAAACAATACCTACATTTAGTTTTCTTTCGCGGCCGCTGATATATTCAGGCATTTTACGTTGCAGTTTCTAAGATACTTAATATACACTTGAGTGTGCTGTTAGCACTAGCAGTAACTTTTACTGCATCATTTGTTTCTAAAACTAACTTACCACTAAGAGGAACATATGCATCATTTATTGGAACATTTGCTGCATTTATAATTTCAGTATCAGTGCCAGATCTAGCATGTTTCATTGTGACGGTTGCAGGAGATGAACCAACATTCGCCACATGTGCATATAATAAAATGGCAGTGTAACCAGTTGGAGCAGTGTACATTGTCTGCTCAGAATTAGTCAGTTCAAGTGTGACTGTCTGAAATCTGTTAAGTGCTAGTTGTGCCATATTAACTCAGTGCTAGAATAAACGGTGTCATTTCTGTGAATAAACTTCTAGAGAATGCTCTACCACTAATTGTACCAGTGTTTTGGTTAATTTGTAAGTCATCACCTATTCTGAAATTTCCTGATTGATCGGTGCTGGTATATACCACATTTCCTCCATTTGTCTTTGTAACTTCATTTGCCTGTATCGTAACGCCACCGCGTTTTGGAGTTGCCTCTGTGATTGTATTACCAGATCCAATGTATTCAAAAGTGTGAGAACTTGCTACAATCTTACTTTGTTGAAAGAAGTGAACTGATGTTCCTACACCAACTGTGTTAATTAAGTTTTCTTCAAGAGTTAATGTGGTAATTCCAGATACTATTGGTGTCGAACTATTTATTGTGTAGTAAATAGGTGCCATCCCTGCGGTGGCTGTAGCAGTATTGATTCCAACGTTGGGAGCACCAATAGTTACAGAGGGTGTTGTTTGGTATTGTGAACCACTACTAATGATAGTGATAGATGCAACACTTTCTCCTTCTAAAGTTGCAAAAGCAGTAGCGGTTTCTCCACTAGATCCTGTTGGAGCATCAACTGTGACTGTAGGAGTGGATGTATACCCTGTTCCTCCAGAACCAACTGTAATAGTCTCTACAGATTTAAATAGTTCTCCAAAAAATACAATCTGTCCGTCATAAGGGCGTGTAGTTGCTGCACCAACGTTGATGGTAACATTATCTTGAGCGGCATCGGCAGATGAGGTACAAGTGCCGATAAATTGAAGATCACCCTTTCCATCAGCAACTAAACCTAACGTGCCAAAACTGCAATTACTGTTAGCAACATCTGCTTGTCCGCCAGCATGACATGTGATTGCTTTATCGCAGCAAATAGTGAATACGGATACTAGTTGTGCATAACCTTCATTAGTTACAGCGACACCAACACCACCTTGATTGTACTGAGTAAATGCATCAACATTCATCGATTTTGTTTTTACTGCCTTACTACCATCAATTCTGATACCAGTACCAGTAGTTGTATCACTTGTGCAGTTTTGAACGTATGGGCCTTTCCATTTACCACCACCCACATTAGTTGCACCACTATCTGGGAATGCAACAGCAGCTGCAGGAGATAAATGTCCAGAGAATGTCATGTTTTGCAACTTACATCCCTTATTTACATGGAATAAATCAGATGTCGCGTTATTAGGAAGAATCTTACAAGTTCTTAAGTCGTCACCTACAACGGCACTGAAGGCAGGAACCTCAATTGGATTGTCCTCAACATAGTTTCCTGACAATACCTTGACTGTTGTGCCAGACTGAGCAGCACCCACAGCAGCTTTAATTGTTAAAAATGCGTTATCAATGGATGTTCCATTATTATCGTCATTTCCATCTTTAGCAACGTACAAAACATTTGGCGCAGAGTTAATACCAGATGCACCTGTGTCGATAGTAACATTATCACCAATAATCACACTCGTATTGGTAATAGTAACAATACCAACAGAAACTTGATTATTATCACCATCAATTGTGACAGATGCTCTACCAACTGTTAGGACGCCAACGACTCTAGCGTTACCATCAACGTGCAGTGCGGTATCGCCATATCCTATTGTAACTGTGCCAATACCACCATTAGCAGCAGTGATAATTCCAGTTATGTTTAAATTACCAGTACCGGTAATATCTTTAGAATTAAGATCTAAGTTACCACCAAGTTGTGGTGTAGTGTCCTCTGCAACACTAGAGATTCCACTACCTCCGCCAGTGGAAGTTATTATAAAGTTTCCAGATGGACTTTCTAAAATGGTTATGTTAGAACCTGCTTGAATTCCTGTAACAATTCCTGACAGATTTGATCCATCACCAAAAAATGAAGTTGCGGTAACAACACCAACACTTATCCCAAGAGATGAAGTGTTACCTAATTCTAAAGTCTCATCTAGTGTTTGAGATCCTGCTCCTCCAGAAGCATTTGCACCAACCCACTTACCTACAGAAGAATCATACTTAAGGAACTTACCATTAACTTTTGCAGTATCTCTATCAATATCATCAAGGAACTCAAGTCTAGTCTCACCACCACCGCCAAGTGTTGATAGTTGTTGTTGAACTCGATTTACAAAAAGTTGATAATGTTTGGAAAGATCATCAAGAGTAGCAAAATTTTTATTTGTTGGTGTTAATGGATCTTTATCATCAGATGGTTCATTAATAATTTGTTCATTAAATTCAATCTGAGTTTTTTTAATATCCTCTACAATTTTGTAAAGAGATTTGATATCACCTTCTACAGGTGAAAATCTTTTATTAAACTTGTCTGTTAACTTTTTAAGTTCTTCAATCTCCTCTTCATAATATTTTACTTCAGGAAGATTTGAGATTTCTTCTTTGAGTTCAGTAAAATATCCAAGAAGAAGTTCATCAGTCTTTATACTCTTGTCAGTTGCTTCTTCAAGTTCTTTCTTAATATTATTCTTGAGTTTATTATATTCTCCAAGAATTTGTTTCTTTAGCTTTCTATCATCATCTTTAAATGTTTTTTGGTATTCAAAGATTTTGACAGAGGACTTTTTGAGTTCATCCCATATTTTCTCTTTCTCAGATTCAAACTCTTCTTTGATTCCTTGAGTTTCAACTTTACTCTCAAAAAACTTGACATCTATAGAATCAGAATATTCGTCAAAATTAAAATTTAACTTTTCTTTTAATGTATCAATTACATCAGATACCTTTTTAAAATTTTCTTCAATACCTGAAAATGTATTTTCAACCCAAGGAAGTGGAGCAAGTTCTTCTCTTACCTTGGTGATGTCTTCTTTTATAGAGTCAAGATCTGTATCATAATATTTTGGTTCTGGAAGATTTGCAACCTCCTGAATAAGAGAATCTATTCTGTCTTCAATATTTTGAACTTGTTCATCATAATACTTGACTTCTGGTAAAGAAGAAATATTTTCTCTTACAGAATCAATTGCATCACAAATTGCTTCAATTTCATCATCATATACCTTAGGTTCTGGAACCTCAGGAATTTCTGTTTTTACTTGATCTACTGCTTCACAAAGTTTTTCTAAAACTTCGTCAAAATGCTTAATTTGGGGGATGTCAAGAATTTCTGCCTTGACTTCTTCAATTAGTTCTTTAACTTCGTCAAGAGTTAAGTCTTCTTCTACTATGACTTCTTCTACTAACTCTTCTTCCTCTTCTTTTTCTACATAATCATCAACTGAAGGAAGATCGTCTTCAACTTCCTCTTCAATTGATGGTAAATTGCTTTCTTTATTATCTTCTATAGACGGCAAGTCAGTATCAACCGCTTCTTCGACTGAAGGAAATTCATCTTCAATAATATAATCGTCCAAAGACGGCAAGTTTTTATCTTCAGCCTGCGCCATTAAAGTATAAGTAAATTACCTCGGGTTTTCTCACCCTTAGTTATTTATCTTGCTGCTTATTCTGCTTTAAAAGTTTGGCTAGATCTGCTGTAGAACCAACAAAAAGTGCGTTTGTGACATTTGTAGGGCCTTTAGATTGTGATTCCTCTTCAACGTCTTTTAGTTTCTTCTGCAAGTCAAGAAGTTTATCAGTCGCATCTGCAACACTCTTGATTAACTGTCCAGCAACTTCATATGCTCTTGCTTGCTCTGTCTCTTGTGCAAGTTCAAGTATACCATTGACTGCTTCTTGTCCTTTCTCAATTAGAGAATAAAGATTACCTCTTGTGTATTCATAATCTTTTCTAGTATCAGTTTTAATTGCATCAACTTCTTTTTGAACATGTTTAATCTGCTCAGGTTCACTAGAGACGATCTCACTTGATACGTCAAATGCTTCATTCAGACTATCAAAACTCATGAGATACTCCCGTCAAATCCAAAGTCGTCGCCCATTTCAATGAGAGCATCATCAGCGTCAGTGATGAGATTAATCGCTGTACCACGGACGTGAGATCCTGTAATAGTGCCGTCTTGTCCTCTCTTTGTAAACAGAGTATTGCCTTCTTTTCTATCAACGTAAATCGACTCATTGTTGATAGTGATGTAAGTATTCTCTGAGATTCCAGAAGAATCATTTACTTGCAGAATATTGGTAGTTGTTCCAACGTCTTCTGCGAGATTTGTTACAACGTTGTCTGTGTAACTCTGTGTCGCTCTTGGAATAACAGTATAAGTAAGATCTCTGGTTGGAGTAGAAGTATCGTCTTGAACATATCCAACACGAACCTTTTTGATAAGATCTTTGGATGCCTTTGTTGTGTCTCCAACAGGGCCAAACAGATATGTCTTAGCAGTAAACCTTATTGTATAGAGTAGAGAGCGTCTAGTGCTATAATTACCTTCATAATCATCCTGCATCGTGACATTCTCAATTACAATCGGAATATCTCTTTTCTCACCAATTGTGTCTACCAGATTAACTGAGAGTGTGTACGCTGGTTGAAAATATGGTAAAATCTGCTCAACAATTTGAAGCATATCATCATTCAACTTAGTGAAGATTGATAGTTCAAACGACATATTGTAAGGAACCGGCATGTAGGTTTTTCTGATTGCCGTTGCAATTCCTACACTCTGAGATTTAAAAGTTTGAGTTGTAGTAACTTTTCTTGTGCCATCATATTGAAGTCCCGTGAATTCAAATGACATTCTTGGGAGAGTAATCGACGTTGGTTTGTTGAGATCTGCCGATTGTTCAAGTCTTGCTAAAAACTTTTGGGTAGGCCCATATGCCAACGGAACCTTGATAACTTCATCAACGCTACCGCTGGAATCTAGATGCTTGATTTCAATTCC